CCTGTAGTGTGTCCCAAGGATGGGTTCATTGATTGGAATACATACATCAATCGTATGTTCTTAGAAGAAGATGGTTATCAGGTTCTATGCTGGGCCTGTCATGGAGTAAAGACTCGTGATGAGAGAGCACTCCGAACTTTGAATAGGAAAAAGAAATGAAACATATTAGCAATGAGAATAAGATTAAATGGTGTGAGTATGGGGAAGAGACTGAAAAAAGTTTCATTGATACATTCAGTAATGATCAAGTAGTTGTTAAGCTAAACCCTGAGAAGGCTATAAACAAATTCACTCATGACTTTGTTATCACCTTACCAGCAGATTTAAAAACTGTACGCACTCGGTTTAGGACTTCTGATAGATATGGTGTACCTTCAACATCTGCTATCACCTTAAATAAAAAGGACGTTGATAGGTATAGTAATCTTTACCCTAATATAATCATCATTTTTGATATTGACTTTGGGGACTATAAGAAAATATGCTATGCTACTCTTAGTAATATAAAAACTATCATAGCAGAGGGTAAGGCTAAGTTACATTATTATAAGAATAGGGTTAATGATCCTCATAATGCACAGTGTAGTTATGTACTTGATGCTGAATGGTTGGAGGATACTCTATGAAACATTTAATTATACCAGACACACAGGTAAAACCTGATACACCTCATGATCATTTGACATGGGCAGGTAAGTTTGCTGCTGATACTAAGCCTGATGTTATTATCCATCTAGGTGATCACTGGGATATGTCCTCTCTAAGCTCCTATGACGTAGGTAAGAAGAGCTTTGAGGGTAGGAGGTATACCAAGGACATACAAGCAGGTAACGAGGCTATGGCGGCTCTCATGCAGCCTATACTGGAGGAACGCTGGAGGCTGACTCGTAACAAGAAGAAGCAATGGAACCCTCGTATGATATTCTTAATGGGTAACCATGAGGATCGAATCAATAGGGCTGCTGAGAATGATCCTAAGCTTGATGGGTTGATTAGCTATAACGACTTTGATCTGAATGGCTGGGAAGTCAAACAGTTCTTAGATCCTGTCGTTGTGGATGGTGTTGCCTACTGTCATTACTTTACGTCAGGCGTTATGGGTAGACCTGTTGCCTCAGCTAAGATGCTGCTCACTAAGAAACACATGAGTTGTGTCATGGGTCATGTTCAAGACAGGGACATAGCCTATGCACGTAGGGCTGATGGTTTAAATATGACAGGACTCTTTGCTGGTATTTACTATCAACATGATGAAGAGTACTTGACACCTCAGACCAATGGATCATGGCGTGGCTTGTGGGTAATGAATGATGTCAAGGATGGTAGCTTTGACGAGATGCCAGTTAGCATGAACTATTTAAGGAAACGCTATGTCAATGACACTAGAAGAATTGAAAGAACGCTTACGAGCGTTGGATGAAACTCATGTGTTAGAACTCTTGCAGCTAGAGAGTCACCACCTAGTAGATAGGTATGAGGATATTATTATTAATAAGTTCTTAGAACTAGAGAATGAAATAGAGGAGATAGATTATGACGTATAATCCATACAGTAACTGGGAAGATAATGACTTGGACTACGCCTTAGATAAGAAGCCTTTGACTAAGGCTATTGAAGATCTATGGACTACGCCTGAGTCAGCATCAGATCAACAGGTTGGAGGTAATCATTATACTAAGCTCAGTATACAACCAATGACCTACTCTATGTCTAACAACTTGAATGCGTTGCAGCATACAGCCATCAAGTATGTCACTAGGTATCAAGACAAAGGCACAGCTTTGCAGGACTTAGCTAAGGCTCGTCATTGTATTGATATGATGGTTGAAGATTGGATGGAGAATCATGAGTAAGTGGCTGAAGATAGAGACAGGGTACTTGAATACTGACCATGTAGTAGTACTCCACTATCAGTCTATTGTCCTCACGACAGGGACTACAGTGGAGCTACTACCTAATGAGTTCAAAGAACTAGAGAGCATGATCACTGGTATTCCTATACCTGTAGTCAAGCCTGTCCGTAAGAAGAAGAGTAAATAGTTTCCACTGGAAACTTTATAGGGGACTTAGTTGTCCCCTTGTTCGTTACTTCTAATCGAACTGTTCCATTATTTCTTTTTCACGATCAGCAGCAGCTTTCTCTTTACCTCCAAGAACCCAGTCATGTAGCACACGACCAATAATAGGCATTGTTTTTAGAAGGTCACTACCGAGGCTAGGATCTTCCAACTCTCGCTGCTTTCCAATATTGCCTACCTCCCTAGTTGCAGCTTCAAGAGGGCCGAGGGCAGGTGTGATCCAATCTCCAATAAACCCAGAGTAATCTCCTTTTGATATATCTCCTAGAGAATACTTACTAAGGAACATCAAACCAGTTAGGTTCTCTATGACACGATCAGGTATATCTGACGTATTAAAATCTTCACCACTGAATACACCCTTCACCTCATCTACAGTACCACCAGCTATTCCTATGAAGGAGGCATACTTTAGTGCTTCCTTAGTAGCTCCTAATTTATCACCACCCTTCGCTCTTTTAATAATATTATTATGGATTAATGTTAACTGCTTTAACCCGAATGACTTTAAAGAGTAGGCTATACGACCATTAGGAAAATCTAGAAATGCTTTAGGCATCTCTAGTAGTGAGATAGGTTGTGTGTTAGATAACTCATGGAACCTGTATAGTTCTGTAAGCTCATCTTCAGTTCCATTCTTTAAGCTTGTAACAAGTTGCTCAAAATCATCACCATATGCAGCACCATACTTCTTCTTTAGTTTAGCAACTCCCTTAGTACTAGATGCAAGTTTTTTACCAGCTATCTGAGAAGCCTCTATCAGTACCTTCTTACCAAACCTATCAGAGAATCTAAAGCCACTGTACTTCAATGCACCATCTAACCACTTCTTAGTAGCTGAAGGAGTTAACATCTCTGCGGATACAGTGTCAACAAGACCAGCGTCCTGCACCTTAGTACTCTTATATTTAAACAAGGCTTTAATAGTAGGCATCGTTCCATGTAAGTAAGCGGATGTACCTACGTCTTTTATCTGAGTTACTGCTGATCTAAACTGACCTAGTGCAGACATATATCCAATGTCTTTTATGGCCGCTATCTTTGAGTTCATAGCTTGCTCACCTTTAGTGAACCTAGATATAATCAATGACTCAAGTTCATCACCAGCATCCACAGATAGATTCTTTGAGGTAAGCTGTTTTGCTATTGTTTTAAATAACAAAGAGTTCTCATCTTTTATATCCTTACTTGCAGCACCTCTGCCTAATAACTTATGCTTCTCAAAGAATCTACTAGAAGACTCAATGTATTTAATCATAGCAACACTGGAGCTTTCATAGAACTGAGTTAGCTCAGGTGGTATTTCTTGTAGGGTTCTTCCTGATGTAAATCCCTTACCTCCTTGAACAGTGGGGAATGCTTTGTTGATAGAGAACTGTATAGTTTTACTAAGTGATTCATCAGATAATTGTGATATATCTGTTACACCTTCTTTTTTCATTAAGTCTTTGACAGCCTTTTGTAAACCTGACGTTGGACTAGAACCCTCACGACCTAGCGCACCAAGAAGACCTTCGTAATCCTTAACTTTACGAGGGAAATAATTCTGCATTGTCTGGAACTTCTCTCCAAGTATTTTCTTGAGCCTAGCAGTGTCTTCGTTCATTAACTTCTGAAACTTTTTAAGCTCTACCTTACCGCCCTTGTTTAATAACTTACCAGCAGCAGTGTAGTTGCCATTCAACAGTAGATCATCTATTGCTTTACGGGCAGCAGGGTCATACACTTCAAGAGATTTAGTTAAAGGAGCAGCTATGTTTTTCCTAGCTTGTGTATTCTTTAGTAGTTCTTTCTCGTACCTACGCATGACCTGTAATACAGGCTGAGACAGTGTACCTATACGAGAAGAAATGCCTTCAACAAACTCAGACAACATACCAGCTTTCTTATGACTTTCTGCCATAGCTTGAGCACCAGCCTTTGTAGGGTACTTAACCTTCCTACCAGATAAATTCTGAGCTTGTAGTATTTGATTATCATTTAACTTTAAATTCTTTTTAGCTTGCTCTAATGCCTGTGCTCTAGTCATCTTTGTGCCACTTTCTCTGGCAGTAAAGATTGCATGTTCTACATTCTGGTTTAAATCAGTAATAGCCTTGTTAGCTTTTTTAATTCTATTAGGTAATAACTTAGCTGAAATCTTCTCTCCAACTTTAGTCAATCCATATCCTAATGCAGGAGCTAGTACTGCTGCTGCGGCTGCGTGAGCACCTACTTCTAACAGATCTACTTCCCCCTTATCCATTAACTGATCTGCTGCACTATATGTACCAGCTAAACCAGCAGAAGTTGCAGCCATGACTTTGTAAGTTTGGCCAATAGGAACAGCTATGGAAGGGTCAGTAACAGCACCTGTTATTTTACCAAATGTACTACCTGTTTGGTTAGGGTACTGCCTCTCTACCTCAGCAGCATCACGTTCATTGATTCGTACTCTTCGTTCATCAAAAGATAAGTCTCCAAAGTCCTCACCATATCGTTCTTCTGTAGAAGTATAACCAAGGCCATAACCATCCTCATCTCTATAGCTAAGAGTACCTGCAAAGCCAGTAGCGGCTACAGCAAGATCAGCAAGATTCTGTGGCAAACTCTTAGTCTCTACAAATCCCCTACCAAATGTCTCTTCCTTCTCAGGTTCAACTTGTTCTTGAGGAGCAGACTCAACAGAAACACCCTTCATGTTATCAAGGTAGTCTGCCCACTGATTAACAGCATCATTATCACCAGCAGCATGAGCATTCTTTATAGCCCCCATTGCCTGTTCTTCTGTATATTCTTGTGCCATTGTAAGACCTTCTACTTAGGTAAATATTTCATTGCGTTTTGATTCACGGATGTGCCAGTACCAGCAACAGCAGGTTGATTAGCAGGGTCACGCCATCTCAAGGAGTCACTACTGATAAAAGAGTCGTCATTATATATACCAAGCATTGCTCTTTCTGTAGCTATTCTTATTGCCTCACTAGGAGAATGCCTACCACCAGTGCTACTAGTTAGATTCTCTACTTCCCTAGTCATAAAATCAGCCATAAGACCAGCGTCTAATGCAGGAATTTCATCTGTAGCAATTCCAGTATCAACAAGTTTTTTATCTCTTATAATTCGTAACGCACCTTCTCTGTTAAACGTATTAGGAGTACTACCACTATCTTGAGAAGCTTGTGATTCTGTTTTAGGATCAGAATACTTTTTACTGTTAGTAGGAGCTGGTTTCCAACCTCCTTTACCATCCTCAATAGAAAGACGTTTATTAAAATATGCACCTTGGAATATGTTTCCTTCGGGATCTATATACAAGCCCTCAGAACCTAAAGTATCTGCCTTAGCAGCCACAGGCGTAGGCTCTGCTGCTACCATACTACTCGCCCTTGAGTACAAGTCCATAGCTGTAGCATAATCACCAGCTTGCATCAACTTACTAGCTGCATCTCGCATACCTTCTGGAGTAGTTAAGTCAGCACCCTCTAAGCTCTCCTGTACACCTTGTGCTTGTGCCATCTCTGGTGTCTGTAGACCAAGGGCAGAGTTAACACTTTGTCCCATGAGCGCACCACCAGCAGCACCAGCAGCAAAGAAAGGATTCATTGCAGAGGCTTGTGTCACTGCATCATTAGTCCTTTGCTGTTGTAAAGCATTAGGATTTAAACCAAATAAACTCATTACATCACTAGCCATAATATTCTCCTAGTAGTTCCGTCCAGTGTAGTTAGCACCCATGCCTTGATTACTTGTTAGGTAAGGCATAGGGGTGTATCCATTGTTTGAATAACCACCCATAGAAGGATGTCCACCACCTCTACTCATGTTACCAGCATAAGCATTGACTACATCTGAGT